AAGGACACTGCAATGGTAGGCTCCGCTTGTTGACTCCTTCTTCATAAGAGAGGCGCGACAATAAGTTGAAAACGGACATTTGAGGTACCCCTGGGGGGTGGCATGGACGAAGAGTGGAGACAATCCTATGTGGACAAATGGGAAGTCAGTAACCTAGGACGGGTTCGCAACAAGAAGACTGGGCACGTGCTCAAGCCCTATTGGAGGAAGTACCTTATGCTTGGGCAGGCGCCGCCGCGCCACCGCCTGCATCGTCTCGTGGCAATTGCGTTCATAGGGCCCGCGCCTACAGACATGGTGGACCCGACTGTAGACCACATCGATGGTGACTCATCTAACAATGCCGCTCGTAATCTGCAGTGGATGTCGCGCGTAGAGAACGGGCGGAAAGGCAACAAGTCCGCATGGAGCGAAGCGACCACCCACGCAGTGGCACACCACACTCACCACACAAAACCAGATTCAGAACTCAACCTCAACTTGAAACTCCAAACGACTCACTGCTCGCTTCAACGTACCTGCCACGAAGTTTGCGCGAATCCTGAATCAGTAAACATGGAATCCTGAGTGACCCCCAAATCACAAAAGGAGTCTCTCAAGCTGGTACTCTGCGTGTACCCTCCCGACTCTACCCTCTTGGATACCTTGTTCGCGGCATTGTTCCATCGCCTGTGGGTGTGGTATCGACCCCGACTCTACATACTTTCTGGACACCACGAATCCGTTTTCAACGATTCTCTGTGGGGCGCGGACACGGACCCCAATACAAAAACAGTCTAGCTCTGTCTTTGCGGGACCATCTCCACACTGCATGATTAGACCCGTGCCCGGGAACGGGACCTTAAACAGGCCTGCGGGGGGTCTAGAGCCCCCAGTACAGATAGAGTCTGAGCCCCACGAATCCGTTTTCAACGATTCTCTGGGTCGCTGTGGGCACAAGGGAAAAGGGTTAGTGCGTGGCGGGGCGGATACGCGCGCTTCAACTCGGGGTCCTTGGGGGGAAATTAGCCTTACTCGCCATCGTTGCCCTTCAGATTGTCCTCCGTCTCATTTGTGCTTGTGGTTTGGGGTGTGTTTGTGGGTGTTTGTGGGTTTGTTTAGGCCGTCGCGGCCTTCGCCGCCTTGGCGGCCGCCTTGGCGTTGGCCAAGCGCTCGCGGATGGCCGCCTTGCCCTCGTCCGAGAGGGCCGCGTACCGCGCCTTGGCCGCGGCGGAGCGCTCCTCCTTGGACATCTTGGCCTTGGCCTCCTTCGGCACCTTGATGCGGAGGGGGGAGGCCACAGGCGACGGCGGGGGCGGCACTACCCCCGCGGCCTTGGCGGCAATTGTGGCCGCGCGCTTGGCGACCATCTTGGCCTTGGCCTCCTCCGTCATCGGGCCCGCCTTGCGGCCCTTCTTCGGCTTGTCCGACTTCTCGGACTCGGCCTCGGAGACGGGCTCGGCCACAGGCGCGGCCGCGGGCACCGAGGGCGGCATGGGCACGCCCCACAGCTCGAGGGCAAGGCGTGCCTTGACATCCTCAATTGTGTTGTAGCGCGCCTCCATGTCCGACCAGATGGAGTCCATGGCGGCATCCAGCTGCACCTGCGTGCAGGTGTTGGTGGACATTTTGAAGGTTGGAGTGTTGGAGGTGTTGAAGGTGTGGAGGCTTGGGTGCTTGAAGGCGTGTGTGCTTGAGAGTCAGTGTATGTGCTGGCCCGGCTATAGATACTTCTGGACTTAACAAATCCATTTTCAACGATTCTCTGTGGGTCGGGTGTGGGTCCAATGGAAAAGGGGTGGGGTTACCCCCGGGTTAGTGGTGTGGCGGAACGGAACGCGCGCTACAGATTGGGTCGTCAGGGGGAGATTAGCCTTACTCGCCATCGTTGCCCTTCAGATTGGTCCCTTTCCTCATTTGTGTTTTTGGTTTCACGCCAGTGCCTCCAGCCAAGGCGCCTGGTCATCTGCTGACATGGCCAGTGCCGTTAGGAACACCCGCGCCGTCGCAACCTTCTCCGCGGCCGTCAGTGCCTCCGATCCCGAAAGCTCAGCCATCTTGGCCTGGATAGCCTCCCCGATAGACACGCGCGGCTTGAATGCCTCGTCAAATCCCGCCATCACGTTGACCAGCCGCGCGATGTGCCCCTCGCAGCACATGCCAACTGACTCAACTGCTTCCTGCCAGAGGCGGGACTTGAGTTCTGTGCGCTGGTCTGACGGCTGCTGCTCAATCAGAGTCCACAGCCCCTCGAGAAGGCGGCCGTAGAGGCGGTCGCCCGCGCGGCGGCAGGTCTCTGTCGAGTACCAGTGCTCAACATCGTTGGCCACTCGCATGAAGCCCTGCATTGACCCTCCGTGCAGAACGAAGGACCGCAGGACGCGCAGGCCTACAGGCTTCCCGTCCGTCCGCACGGACAGAAGCTTCTCCTCGCCTGCGTTGGTCTGTTTGACCACGGGGCCGGTGTGAACGTTCTGCCGGTCGTCCGCGAGGCGGGCAAGTTGCAGTGCGCGGAACACCTCGCCCCCGTCCAGGCGTGCGGGCGCGTGCCCGCCAAGGGCGGCGTCCAGACCCGCGCGCGGCATATGGACGGGCGGGATGCGGAGTCCCGCCATCTCCACGTCCAGGGCGATGAGCGCGCGGCGTGCCTCTGCCTCGGCTGCGCCCCTGGCCACCCGAAGGCGATTCTCGCGGTCGCGGCGGACGACGTGCGTGGGACAGAGGCGGTCACCGGGAGCCACGAGGCGGGGGCACCAGTGCTCGGGAGGGCCGTCAATGATGTGCTCGCAACACCCCGCGGGAAGCGGGGGAAGGCGTGCCTTGATGGGGGCGTGGATGCCACAACACGGGCGGATTCCGTCCGCGCCTGGTGCCGCGACGAAGGCTTCGCAGGGGCGAAGGTCGCCCTTCTTGATGAAGTTGCAGGTGTGGGCCATTGTTGAAGTTGGAGAGAAGGCTTGAAGGCTTGAAGGCTTGAAGGCTTGAGAGTCAGTGTGTGCTGGCCCCGCTCTTGGTCTATTCTGGACCCCATGAATCCATTTTCAAGGGAAAAATGGGGTTGCCCCCGGGTTAGTGCGTGGCGGAACGGAACGCGCGCTACAGCTCTGGGTCTTCAGGGGGAGATTAGCCTTACTCGCCATCGTTGCCCTTCGGATTGTCCTTCGCCTCATTTGTGGTTTTACTTGCCGCAGTACGGGCACTTTGCGTTGTTGCGCACGCGGCGCTCCCCCGTCTTCGGGGGAACCTCCCACTCGCGCTCGTTGCCCCGCACGCCAGGGGCAATCTCTACCACCTGCATGACCCACTCGGGGCGGGCGGCGTGCCAGGCGGCACATGCGGCGGCGCGCTCTGCGTCACGCGCGGCCTTCTCCGCGGCGACCTTTGCGGCCTCTGTGCGGGCGGCATCGACCTTTGCGGCGAGCGTAGGGTCCGCGGCCTCCTCATCAAGAAGCCACTGCGGCTTCTTGCGGGGGGCGCCAGGGACGGGGGCAGGGACGGTGTTCTTCGTAGGCGTAGACATGTTGGCGTTGCTTGGGTTGCTTGGAAGCGTGTCTTGGATGGCCACTTTGGATGACCGACTCTGAATATATCCTGGACCCACGAAATCCGTTTTCAACGATTGTCCACCCCAATGTAAAATTGTTGTTGGCTGTGACCCTGCCTAGGGCGTGTGCTGCGTGTGCACCTTACTCGTCGTCCGCCGCAGCGAGCTCTTCGACCATGTCGAACTCCGCAATGAAGTTCTCAATCTCCTCAAGAAATCCTGGGTTCGTCTCAGCGATGCGCTTCAAGTCTGCACATGCCGCCTTCACCCTACGCGCCCATGCCACTCCCTCGGGGGGAGCCACGGCAGCGGCGGCCTTGATAGTCCGATAGTAACGCTTAGACCACCGCCGCCCGAGCTCGTGAACGGTGTCCAGAAGAAGCTTGTGCACCTTCGCCTCACGCACATGCGACTTATCGACCATGACGCCCATCATCTCAGACTCGCGGTACCCAAAGGATAGCCAGTGCCTCGTGGCACCCACAACGCGCCTATCCTCATAGTCGCCAGATGTGCCTGGGAACAACCCAGGCAGGCGACAGAGGGTTCGCCGGTCGCGGCAGAGTGCCACATAGCCCGGAACCACATCGCCGCGCGGCTGCCCTGGGACGGCTGGCGGGTTAGAGTCGACAGAATACACGGAGCGGAACAGAAAGTCTGCGACTTTCACGAAGCCGTCCACGCCCGCCGTCACGTAGTCCCGTATCTTTGTCTCCAACCCCACCTCCTGACGAACCATCTCGACATATACAGGATTCAGGCTTGAGTGGCGGTAGTACACGCGCTCCTCCTCGCCCTTGCGCCACAGCTCAATCGGAGTCTCACAGCGGCGGGCCGCGGGCGTGGTCTCGTAATTCAGCGTCAGCCCCATGTCAGGAGAATGCACGACACCATCAACGCGCACCTCAATGGTCTTCCCATCGCGGAGATGGGACTCGTACGCAAACCCAATTTCCAGCAGGAGAGTCGGGAGATTTCCAACCACCTCCGCAAACTTCTCTGGCGGCATCTGAATGTGCTTCAAAGACCCCTGACCAAGCGGGTCAATAGCAAATCGATTCCACAGTTGCCGGCGCGCCTCCAGGACTCCACCAGTCTCGGGTTCCCACGTACCCGACGCCGCGCTGGCAGGCCAATCAGCTACCAACTCCATGATGTCCACATTGCCAGCAGCCCTCGTCACTGTGTACGTGGGTGTAAGTCCGCCAGACAACTGCAGGTGTCCAGCCTTCTCGCCCAGACCGAACACACCCGCCTGCTCGCTCGCGGCCTTCGCACCAAAGTAGCACATCGACCGCTTGAGCGCATCCTTGGTCATGCCCCCGCCGTTCCCTGCAATGCTGATGGTCGTAGTTGCCGTTGTGAAATGGATGCGCACCGTCGTCGCGTGCGCATCGACCTCGTTGTCAACCACCTCCAAGATGGCGTCGATGTTGGTGAAGCCCATGTGCAGAATGCCGTTCTGGATGCCGCGGATGTCGATAGAGGAAGCCATTGTAGTCGTGTGTAGAAGAAGATGCTGTCGGGACCACTACTCTTTCCGTTTCCGCTTCACGAATCCGTTTTTAGTAGTCTCGGAGTGGACATTGTCGACACTCATGGAACGATTTGTCTACCCAAAAACGGATTCCTCACCCGCCACCCTAACCATACTCATCGTCAGAATGCTTCCTCTCAACACCGCTCTTCTCAACACCCTCAACTCCCTCGGCCAGCACCCCGACCTGCAGTTCGCAGACTCCAACGAGGAGGGATGGCGCATCATCACTCTCACGTGGCCTGGGGAGAACAACATCCCTGAGCGCATCTTCAAGTTTGAAATCAATGTAGGCGAGGGGGTAGGCTGTACGGTTGCCTGCATCCTTGAGCGCGTTGGTCTGAGCTACAACTGGGGAGAGCGTTTCATGGCTCTTCTCTACAGCAACATTGACCAGTTGCCCTTGAATCTCTACCTCCCACCTGGAGTCATGCCCAATCTGGAGGACGAGGAGGACCCAGACATCTACGCAGACATGCCTCCGCTGGAGGGTCAGAACAACTAGATACGCTCAGGCAGCTTGTCTGCCACCACCTTCACCAACTCCACCTTCTTCTCTTCTTTTGCAGTGCATCCATGGACTTCAGGGGTCCGACACTTGACGCAGAACTCGGGGCCGCAGACGCAGACAAACGCAAGGTGGCTCTTCTTTTTGCAGTGTGGACACTTCATGGCAGCACTCCACCTTCCTTGTGTGTGGGAACTTTCCGTTTCCAAAGACAATGAAGGTGGTCAAGTTCACCGTGGCTGTAGACCCCGATGTCAAGTACCCCGACCAAGAATTCATTGACCTGGTTCAAATCTACCTGGCTGACCCTGACGGATGGGAAGCGCATGGATACAGGTTCGTCATGGTAAGCCAGAGCCCTGACGTGTCCATACGGCTCTCTTCCCCCGCGACCCTTCACAAAGTTGGATGTGACTACCACCTGTCCTGTGCAGAACTGGGTGGTCGTCAAATGTGGTTGAATTCATGGCGATGGATGCACGGCGCCCATCGCAGTAAGCAGGATTTGGAGAACTATCGGCAGTATGTGGTGTCCCATGAAATCGGGCACATTCTAGGCCACGACCATCTCAAGTGCCCGGGCATTGGAGAGGCTGCACCCATCATGCTTCAACAGACGCAAGGGTTGCACGGATGCACACCGAACATCAAGATTACCGAGTGGGACGTGCGCGAGAAGCCCGTGCCCCGCGACGTGTAGAGCGACGACGGGTCTTGCGAGTGCGTCTGCGCTTTCCCGAGTACGTCGGCGTTGATGCAATGCAGTTGGTCCGCGCTTCGCCCGTAAGAGATTCACACTTCTTTCGCTTTTCTCTAGCTTCTTCCTGGCCCTTGGGCGCAGTTCCAGCTGTACCCATTTTATCTACGTCCTTTTCAAGTTCAGTAACCGATAGGTTGCTTTTAAGCAGGTTCGACATTGTTCCTCCTCAAGAACTTTAGTTGGAGTACGCGAGGCCACCCATGCCACTCATCACGCGGAACACGTTGTAGTTCACCGCATACAGACGGAACACGAAGGGCGTGCTCTTGGTCGGGTAACGTGCACTCGCCGTGTTGATGGCGTCAAACACAAGGGTCGCTGTGTCGATGCGCGAGAAGTTGCAGCTGCCGGACGGCTGGTGCTCCTCGGGCTGGAGGGCAAACGAGTACACGTTGATGGGGTTGACCGTGCCCTGCTTCAGCACGTCATACGTAGCTCCGGACGTCGTATCAACAAATGCGTTGAGAAGGGGCATCGCGCCACCCGTGTGGTGCTGGAACGGCTGGACCTTCCAGAAGTAGTCACCGTAGCGCTCATCAAAGCGGTCCTGTCCGTTGAGCTGGATGCGGCAGCGGTCCACAATGTCATCGTAGGCGAACGGCTGTGTGTATCCGCCAAGCGACGCAGTGCTACCGTCGCCGTTCGCAGCGATCGATAAGCCCGAGTAGAAGTCGGGAGGCGTGCCCGACGGCAGGGAGCAGTCCAGGCGGCGTGCATCCTGGAAGATCCAGACCAGCTCCTTGATGGGGTGGTTCAGCGTCAGGTCCAGGCGTCCCATCTGGGACGTAATCGTCTGCGGCAGGGAATACTGGAGCTGCTCGATCAGGTACTCGTGTGAGTCCTGCGCAAAGCGGCGGCGCTCGTCCGTGTCCAGGTAGATGTAGTCAATGTAGATGGCGGCATCCTTGGGCGGGGGCAGAGCAGCCGCGGCCGAAGCAATGTTCGACCAGTTCGTACCCGTGGTCTGCGACGGTCCCACTATGTTGTACCTGTTGTACGTCGTCACCAGGTCCGTCGCCTTGCGGAACCACACATTGAAGTGCACATCGTGGTACTGGAGAGCGATGAGCGGCAGGGCCAGACCCGGGTTGCGGTTGAACCAGAAGCCGAACGGGATGTACAGCACCTGCGGACGACCGTTGCAGGAGGTCAGGCTGGTCCTGGTTGCGCCCGTAGGACCACCCAGCATCTGGTCGGCTTTGCTGACCTGGTTGACCGAGGCTGTCAGGCACTCCCAGAGGTACCACCACTCGCCATAGTGACGGTCAATCACCTGTCCACCAATCTCCACCTCAATCTTCTCCAGCATGAGGTATCCGAGGCGGCGCATGCCGCCAGGGGTCCAGTACACGTCCTTTGAATTGCCCGTCGCAACAGCGGTGGTGTCGGGCAGCGTCACCTCCAGGTAGGTGCGATAGATAAGGTCAGCGTTGCGGTTCACGATAGCCACCACGCGCTGTCCATACTGGGCCGTACCCGTGAAGTTGACACGCATTGCCTCCATCGCGAAGTTGGTGTGGCGCTTGTACATGACCTTCCAGAAGGTGATGTGGGGGTTGCCCGTGATGTATGCATCCTGTGCTCCGTAGGCAACGAGCTGAAGAAGTCCTCCGCCCATTGTGTTTATCTTTTGCGAGGATATATTCTTCTACGATTGAACAATGAGGGAACCGCAGGTCGACACGTTCTGTCGGTGCGTGAAGAAGGTCAAGAAGACCTTGAAGGCCCGTCCAGGGTCCACAGCCGAGAGGGGTAAAAAGGAGCGTAGCGCAGTGGAGGGACGTGCCATCGCGGTCTGCACCAAGTCCGTACTCCAAACCAAGGGGCGCACGATTCGCAAGGTGCGGTGTCGCGAAGGAGTGTTGGAGACTCAGCCGTTGAAAGGTGGGGTTGACCAAATGGGGGGTAATATGTTCGCGATGGGCGCCGACACACCCGTGTTTGACTCGGGAACCAATATCCCAGAGGACTGGAACGGGTTTCCGATTATGCACGAGACCGAAAAGAAGGATGACGAGTGGTTGGATGGGCTTATCGACACGTACAAACCAGTCGTTCGCATGGTGTCGTCGGGCGATGGCGAACTTCCCATTCACCGCATGTTGAAAAATATGATATCCAATAAAAGTCCTCCGTTCAACGACCCGTTCGTCGAGATGCACATGAACCTATGGGCACATGATGGTATGTATCGGGTGGATTACCTAAAGACCGAGGAGAAGGTCGGAACGCAGGGGACCCCTGATGCCGCCGCGAAGCTAGCGAAACTCAAGGGCATCAACAACAGGTTTACGTCGGCGGCCGCTGGGCGTGGGTTCAACTGGTACGGTCTCGTGACGCGGACGCAGAAGATGGATATCCAAGACATGCAGCCGGTGGTGGAGCAAATAGCTCCCTTGTGCGATATACTGCGCACGCTACTTCATATCAATGGATACGTGGTACACTTTGACCTCCACGGCGGGAACATGGCGGTTATGAATGACGGAACCGCTGTGATTCATGATGTTGGGCGCATGAAACTCCGTGATTTTGAGACGGCCGAGGCGCCTTGGGAACTCGTGCGACCAATCAAGAGCAACATGCGCGTCCTCCGCAATGTCCTCGGGGCTATGTTTCAGTGGCCGAGTGCATTCATGGGGTTCGGGCAGCACTATTACATTGGACGGGCTTTCAAGAACCTGAGGACGATGGGGGAGTTTGGATTCGGCAAGGAAACCGATAAGGCAATACGGCTCGTCGACGACGCTGAGATACCAGCAAACCAGGCGCTGTTCAACAAAAACAAGGCCAGGTTTGAAGCGTGGCTGGATGAACTTAATTCAAATGCGAAGACTGGAGCGAAATCCAAGGACTCTTCAGACCTGGTAGCGAAAGGGGAAGAATTGGCCAACGTCTATGATACGGATGGAAAACGCCTTGTCTTCAACCCGAATAGTCGTAATTTTTATAAGGCCGATGGTAATGAACAGAATGTATATCAAGGCGTTGTGCACCTAGACAATCCGTTTGAGACGCGATACTATCAGATTGCCCGTATCTTTGATATTCTGTCTGTCTTGGATACACTGTCGTTCACCGTCGTCCCTGGGCGGTCTGCCTCGGTGAACGCGCCCAAAGTTGCAGCGAAACTCATCGAGCTGCTCAACGAAACACCGCCGAACGCAACCAAGGAGGAGGTTGAAAAGGTCGTTCGCGGTCTCGTAGAGAATAGCGGCGCCGTCGGCAGCATAGCAAATGATACCGAGAGCGAAACGAATGCTGCCGAGACATACTGGAAGGAGGTGAACGAACCTCGTTCGGGCAAGAAGGGCTCCCCTCCCGTCGCCTCACCCCCCGCGGATGCCGCTGCCGAAGCCGCCAAAGCTGCCGAAGCTGCCGAAGCCGCCCATCGGGCAGCACTGGAAGACGCGCAGTTGGCTCAAGGCTCAACTCCGCCGGCCGCTAACCCTGCCGAACCTGCACGCACTCAGAAGAAGGGCAAATCCATTCAATCTGGCGACAAGAATATCGGTGTTGTCGTCATGTCGCCTGAAAAGGTTGAAAAGGAATACGATGCCGCCGTCGCGCATGCTACACTCAAAGGGGTGGCATTACCCGATGCTATACTGGAGGAGAAACCGGTTGGGGCGCCGGCCGCACCCCCAGCGGGAGGAGGCGTTCCCCCCAAGGTTGGCGGGTCTCTGGGCGGCGTCGGCACCAACGCTGTTACATTTGTGGCCCGCGTTGAAGGTGAGGCGGAAACGCTTAGTTTCCTTCCGCCACCAGCAGCCGGCGAAGAGGCAAAGGCGGCAAAAGCGGGAGCGGCAGTGATTACGTGGTCAACAACAGCTCCGGCGCTGGAGGCAGTCAAAGAGGCGGCAGCAGCAGCTGGAAACCCTCCCCCACAACTAGGTGACTATATCGTTGGGTATGTTTCAAAGGCCCGAGACCTCAAGGACAAATATGAGACCATAAGCAGGTCTTCATACGCAGGACATGCACTCCTGCCTATATCGTCGTATCCGTGCGACTTTGTGGGAGGAGTGCCGCCTGTTGGTGGCCCTGGTTACTATGACGAGCGCGATGTGACACCTGAATTCAAAGCGAGCAGACAAAAAACAGTCCGCGCGATATCAGCTGAAGCAGACAAACAACCTCTGACGTGTTTCATCTTACCGAAATTCAAAGAAAAGGTAGAGTACTTGGACATCGATGTAGCGATTCCTGCCGTGCTCGATGTCTTGCTAGGGCTTTGCATTGAACGAGACTTCGTAATAACTGACCTGCACGATAGCAATATGGCGTTACATAACGGTAAAGGAGTTACATTCGATTACGACAGGCTCATCACGAAAAACACAGAGGGAGACCCTCTTGCGAATTTCATTGCACGCATAAAAGAGGAAGAGGAGGGCAGTATGAGCCTTATGCAGAACCAGCATGTCGCAGACACGTTCATAGAACGGCGCTTGGGTGAGATGACCTTTGCAATGTATTTCAAGATATACGACATGCTTTCGGTTCTATCACTGCTTGAGGTTACCTGCGGATTGTTGCCCGACGCCCAGAAAGCCGCCGCCTCGGCCGCCGTGGCTTCGTGTGTCGCGACGCTGAAATCAGACGGAGACACGCCAAGTAGCCGTGAATCTGCCGTTACAGAACTGACGAACGTCTTGCGGCCGCTGAAGTGGCCAACAACTACCCTTTCTAGTCCTTTAGAAGCCGAGCTGAAACACAGATCAGTGGAGCGGCGAGCGGCGAAAATAGCGGAGATGAAGAAAACTGAAGAATATTGGGGAGTCTGGAACGCATTGGGTCCGTATATCACAGCAAAGCTTGGGCTCCGCCGAAAGGCCAATGTAGATAAAGCAAAAGAAACCGCAGCGACGCTTCTTGCGAAGGCGAAGCTGAGATGGGAGTATGCAGAGGCAGCTATCAGAGCTTTGCATGACGCTTCCGCCGATCGTCAAGGGAAAGCGTTGGCTGAGGCAAAGGCTGCAAAGACGGCGTGGGAGGCGGCGACTAGTGGACCCATGAAACGCGAGAGCGGCGCCTCGGCCCGCGCATTCAAGCTCGGAGGTCGTCGCACCTTCAGGCGCAAGGGGCTTCCCCAACTTTTGTGAGTGCCTCACGACACGCCATCTGTTCCGCCTTCTTGCGGGTTGAGCCAACGCCGACTCCATACACCTTGCCCTCCACCATCACAGCCACCACAATCTCATTCTTCTTGGGGTCGTTGGAGCGCATCTCGTAGACGGGCGTGCATCGAAACTCCCGCTGGCAGTACTTCTGGAACAGGTCCTTGAAGTTCGTGGCGGAGTTCACAATCTCGTCGACATCCAAGTACGTCTCCATGACGCTCGTTACAAATGCATAGACGACGGCAAACCGATTGCCGCAGTCTGTCCACAAGGCCCCGAGAAAGGCTTCGAAGATATCCCCCAGCTTCTTGGCGTTGTTGCGGCCGTCAATGGCCACAGAATCCTCGTTGTGGCGGGAAATCACGTAGAACCGGTTCAACCCCATAGCCTTGGACAGTTCACCCAAGCGCTCATTGTTCACCAGCTCCTTGCGGGCATCCGTCAAGAACCCCTGCTTCTTCTCGGGGTAACGCTTCCGCAAATAGGTGGCGATACACACGCCCAGCACGGAATCGCCCTCAAACTCCAGACACTCGTAACTCTCATCCTGCAGGGGCATTACACCGTGGGGACATGGTGCCAACTCGGCAGGTTGGCCGTCGGGTGTAGTGTATTCGGACCGGCGCACATAGGTCGTATGGACCATTGCCGTCTGAAACACCTTGCGATGCGTCACACGATAATGGGGAAGACCATGGCGATGGAGGATACGGTGGATATCGGCTTCGGTAAACGGGCGATTGCCTGGGTTGTAGGGCGAGTACATGAGATGTGTTGTGTGTGTGAACGACAATTCGTTTTCCTCTTTTCTCCGACAAGCAGTAATGGGGCAGGCTCAGTCGTTTGCCTACAATCTTGGAGTTGGTATTCCAGAGGAACCACCCAAGACACAGACGGTTGTGGATGTGGCTACCTGTGTCTACGACACGCCCTTGATTTGCGACATGGCGGTGGGGCTGGTCTTCTTCAACCCTGCCAAGTCCAAGCGCATGCTCATGAACTATCTGTACACGGTGGAAAAATTGAAGCGTGCGAAACTGCCGTACTACACATTGGAGTTGACCTATGGAGCCGAGAAGCCTGAGATTGCAGACGCTTTCCACGTCAGCGCCAAGAATGCCCTGTTCAACAAGGAGCAGCTGTGCCGCATGCTGGAGCGCCGCATCCCGTGGCGGTACTCCAAGGTGGTGTTTCTGGATTCCGACCTGGTCTTCACCAGCAAGACCTGGTACGCCGACACGTCCCGACAGTTGTCCAAATGCGATGTGGTTCAGCCGTTCTCGTCGGCGGTGTGGCTGGACATCACGTATACCAAGGCTACATTGGAGCGGTCCAGCGTCGTGTATATGAACAAGGACAAGACCTATGACCACGTGTACCACCCTGGGTTCGCATGGGCCTTCAAGCGGTCGTGGTTTCGCAGATACGGATTCTACGAGTACGCTATCACGGGCAGTGGCGATACATTGAGCACCGCGGCGTGGATGGGGGTGGAGTTCCCCAAGGGATATCTTAAACCCGCATTCCAGCGGTCCTTTGCCGACTACCGCAGGATGCCGAAGCCCACCATGAGCTGCACACCCGGCAAGGTGTATCACTTATGGCACGGGACGCACAAGAACCGCAAGTACGTGGACCGGCACCAGATTGTGGACGGAATCCAAGACGTACAGAAAATCATCCGCCCCAACTGGAGTGGAGTGTTTGAGGTCACGGACAAGGACGTAGCCGCCAAGTTGATGGAGTACTTTGCCCAGCGGGAAGACGACGGAACTTAAAGATATTTTCTCGGTGATACTCATATATCACGTTGATGGTGAAGCACCTGTGTACGCTGGCCCACCGCGTACTTCAGACTCAGCAAACCTTGTCGTGTGCAGTGACCCGAATGCAGCATGGATTTCTACCACATGAAAATGCAAAGCAAGCCCAGCGACACCTCACTGAACTGTCCAATCTCCTTCGGGAGATGGAAGAAGCCATCCGAGCCCCGAAACCAACCTATAGTCAGCCCCGAACCATACATCAATGATCCATTGACTTCAGCTCGAACCCAAAGTCATCCTCCGTGAGCGTCGGCTCGTGGCGGCGGATAATCTCCTTCATGACCTCCTGGCCACGCTCGCCCAGGATGTCACGCAGGTACGTGTCCAGTGTCTTCTTGGAAAGCGTCCAGCCCCGCTTCCACTGGTTGGGGCGCTTGACGGCAAAGGTCATCTTGGACTCCTTCAGCTCAATCTTGTCGGGCAGGATATTGTTCGCGTAGACGGCGGCCAAGTCCAGCTCCAGCGTCCGCTTGGTGTCGCGAACCTCGGCAATCTCGGCGTTCATCTCCGCGAGGCGCTTCGTCGTCTGAATGTACTTGCTGAGCACGGGCTTGAGGTCCTCCATTGTGTTCTCTGTTCTCCCCAGATTAAAAGCGTCCGTTTTTAACAATGGGGTCGCTGTTTGACGCGAAGGAAGTCAAACAACTAGCAAAGGTCTACAACTCAGCCCATCCAAAGGAGCCACCTGCAAAGTCATGGTCCGACCTCCAAGCGCGACTTCACTCCAAGTGTGCCGAGGGCACACCGTCTTGTATCGTGTCCTCCTTGATGGCGCCTCCTAACGCACCTGCAGACTGGGCCGCAAAGCGGACGGACTGGCTGTCCAGTGACGACATTGACAAGGTCGAGAAGCAGTACGTCAAGCTGTTTGAGGGCTACTACTTTGTGGGATGTGTTCCGATTGACTTTGACAAGAAGTCGGAGTTGTCGGAATGCATCGTGAGCACGCTGTGTTCTATGCGCATAGACAAGCTAGCCAAGAAGGGCAAGACACGTATCGGCATCGTGTTCAACACGGATACGTCAGATGGTCCCGGTGAGCACTGGATTGCCGCCTTCTGCGACATTCGCTCTGAGCTGGAATATCCACGCATGACGTACTTTGATTCCTACGCCCACAAGCCTGAATCGCAAATCGTGGAGCTCATGACGCGGTGGCAGGAGCAGTGGGACGCCATTTCGGGTCAGCAGCCGATGCGACTCAGCTACAACAACGTCCAACACCAGAAGAAGGACACGGAGTGCGGCATGTACTGTCTGTACTTTCACTGGGCATGTCTGATGAACTTGCCCATGGACAAGCCGATACCCGACGACGTGATGAACGCGTTCCGGAACCTGCTGTTCAGAATGCCTGAAAATTAGCATGCCCCAACACAATGGAAATGCTACTGGCTGCTGGCGCCCTCGTGGTTGCTGGATACCTGATTGCACGTGAGGTGAAGACAGAAGTTGCCCCAGACGTCGTTCGCAAGCGGGTGGCTGACTACTACGTGGCAGGGACGACGGATGTGTCCGACGCCATGGCAAGTGGCAAGCGCCTGTTGGAGCTTAACATTGGGTCCGATATGCAGGACCGTCCCGTCATCCTGCCCTCTGGGGAAAAGTTTGAGCCCGTGTGTGTGGCTCTGCTGAACCAAGCGTTCTCCAACAAGGACCCCTTCATCCTGTCCTTGGTCTTTCACACGGATACAACCGTCACCTTGAATGCAGTGGCCAAGTCCCTGCGGGAGACAGTCCACCGCCAGTTGGTGCCGCCCACGCCCAACCTGGCCGAGGTGCCGCTGGACACGCTTGCCGGTAAACTGATTCTGGTTTCAGGCCCTGAGATGCGGGGGTCGGACTTGGAGCCGCTGGTCACTCTGTCGTGGGGCGACTCCGGATTGCGTCGTCTTGACTATGCTCGGGCGCTCCATCCTCGCGACCCTGAAGAGCTGAAGCAGTTTGCGACACATCATTTGGTCTTGGTCGTGTCCGACAAGTCCAAGGGTGTGTATGCAGGTGACAATGAGATTGTCGCGTCAGGATGCCAGTGGAATCTAGCAGGCATGGGAACTGGATTCATTGAACGGACGGGGGTGTAACATTTTCGTGCTGAACTAACAAAATGGCGAACCCTTGGCTCTCTCACGTAAAGTCAACAATGGCGGACATGAAGCGCAAGGGCACGTACAAGAAGAAGGGGGGTCTTGCACAGGTCATCGAGGCGGCGAAGAAGACCTACACGAAGAGCTCGTCTGCGCCTTCTGGCAAGAAGACCCGCCGTCACGGTCGCAAGGGGCGCAAGAGCCGCAAGAGCTTCATGGGAATGATGGAATAAGTAGCCACACCACGTACATTGTAATCACGAACCACGACGCAATATACACTTGAAGACACAGGGATGCGCGCTCATACCTCTGTTTTGCCAAGTAATTCTCGGTGCGAAACCCGATGAGTCCGGTGATGGTCTCGGCCTCCTCCTCGCTGTTTTCGGCAGGTGCTGCTGCGGTCATTCTTACTAGAACACCCGCTCTTGTAGTAAGCCACACGTCGGACGTACGCCTTGTATGACGGGATATCTCCCGACATGGCCTTCAGCAGTCCGTACATCCACCTGAGGTAGGCGCGCTGAGAAGACAGTGCAACTTCGTTCTCCTTAATGTACTTGGCAAAGGCCGCACGGTACTCGTCAAATGGAAAGACCTTGGCCAATGCATGCATGAAGGTCCGCTGCGTCGCCATCTTCGTCTTCTCGGGCTTGAAGTTGTAGGCAACGGCCATCAGAAAGTCGCGCCCAGGGACCTTGGTGGGTTTCATAGCCATGTACTTGGCCTTGACCTGCTCAAACTTCGGGTCAGGTCCAGGGTCCACCACCTTCGGGTCGTTTGCGCACTGGGTCCGCAACTTGTTGTTCACCATATTGTGGATTTCGTAGAGCCATTTGCCGGGATTTGTGGAGTGGAGCGGATGGTCGTGGACGAACTGCGTGGTGCTGGCGCGGCAGTACTTGCAGGGGAGAACGTCTTTCATCTGGTTCAGCACATCGTCGGGATGGGGTGATTTGAAGGCGATTAAGTGGAAGAGCTCCCACCCACTCGGTCCCCAAAACCGCGTGTCCATTGTGTCTACTTAACATCTTTCTGGACGAGCCATGCGGCAATCTGGATGGCCATGGCGGCATCGGAGACAGGGTTGTGGGCCTTGCCGATGGGAAACGCCTTCTTCAGTCCAGCGTCCAGCTCTTTCTTGATGCAGTCGTATGTGCCCTCCAGCTTGGCCGTCTTGCACCGCTTGGTGAACTCGGGATTGTGCTTGGCAATGTCCATGATACCCAGAGGCGCCTTGAATGCGAAGCCGTGGGCAGCACAGGCAGACTTGATGGCCTTCAGGTCGGTGTCGCCCTTCACCACCACCACCGACTCGCTAATCAACTTTGCAAATCCCTTCAACCACGACGCGGGCTTCAGGTGAGGCTTGACCATGGAGTCGGCAAAGTAGACGTCCACAATGTCCTTGTCTCCCAGAAACTCGGGCGCAGACCGCTCTGTCTCCTCCAAGAGGTCCAGTGCCTCAGCGGTCGCAGGTGTGGTGGTGGAGAACTTGGACGACACGCGGTTCAACTGACCTTCAGGTGGAGGCAGAACGACAAAGAAGGGCGCCGACCGTGTCCACGAGTCCCCACTGCGAGTCAAGTGGTAGCCACCCACCTCCCGAGGCAGGAAGGCCTCTCCCTTGTGCCAGAACTCGCAATCAAACGCAAGTAATGACGCATGTTTTCCAGCAAGCAGGTCTAACGCCGCACTGCGGAGCTTCATTGTACTGATACCTAAAAAGAATGTGAGCACAGAACAAATGCTGGATACCCGCGATATCATCATCTTAACGGCTGCATTCTACCTTGGAAGTGTCGTGTCCAAGTTCTTCGGGTCCTTGGTGGATGGCGTTATCACGCCGCTGCTGGCGCCCGCCGTGTCGGCTGAGAAGGGTGTGTCTGCGTTCACTGTCAAGGTCGGGTCGGCGAACCTCAAGATTGGACAGGTCGTCGTTGACCTGCTCAACCTGATTGTCTCGTTCGTCGTGGTCGTCTTCACAGTCGGCCTCCTGCGCACGTACATCCTCAGCCGCATCGGGGCCCGCCGTGGCGCCTCCATGGAAGAATAAAAGAGAAGTGAGTAATAATGGGTGCGTCAACGTCAAGCCCTGCTGACCCGTCGGCACCCCCTGCCGACTCGTACTACGCTCGCCTCAAGGCAATGATACCCGGGACAACGGCATCTGCTCCGCCCCCGGCACCGCCCCCCATGGGTGGTCGTCACCGCACCTACCGGAAGAAGTCCAAGTCTAAGCGTCGCCGAGGTGGAAGGAAGTCCACCCGCCGCTAGGGTACTTGCCATAGGTCGCGTCCATGCGCTTGCGGAGCTCGGGCATACCTGCTCCAGCCTTGTACATGAGCTCGTTTGAACGCTTCCACTCATTGAATGCAACCTGCAGAGCCCCAAGAGTCACGGATGCACGCTCGTCGCCCGCGGGCGGGGGCGTGGTTGACTCGTGGACCTTCTCGCGGAGGAACCTGGCGATAGCGTCATTGTCCTCCTTGTAGTCGCTCGTGTACGCCATCACCTTACCGGGCGGCGTCAGCTTACGAAACCCATTTCCCTGCTTGTACAGGAAGACCAAGTACGACAGGAAGCAAGTGGCCCAGTCCACCGACACCACCTTGTGCTGAATGGCCTCGTCCATCGGCTTCTCATTGTCCTTCATCGGATTCACGACGAACTTGGTTGGGAAGTCCACCACCACCAGACGGCGCCACGTACCACCGTCCTGCGTGTTGATAACAGGCTTGTCGTTGCAAGAGAAGTTGAATCGAGTCTGCATGTCAAACTCCACCATCTGCTTGGACCCCGCATACAGGTCGCGGCCCACCACGCGCTCCGACGACGCCAACTCCTTCATGTAGCCCGTATTGATGGCCGCGCCCTCGTCGGGCTCGGACATGGTTGCAAAGCGACGCCCCTTGAGGCGGACCAAATCTGGATTCGCGGCACCCGTCTTGCCGCGCCCCTGCGTCAACATCGTCACCGAGGCCTTGGTCGCGTAGTCACCCATCGCTTGGGTCATCAGGTTCATGAGCATGGACTTGCCGTTAGACCCCGTGCCCGTGAGAATGTGGAACTTCTGAGCCTCGTTAGCACCCGACAGCGACGTGGACAGATACGCAAGGAAGTACGTGCGCACCTCCCTGTCAGGGAGCACATCGTGGATGAACTTGCGAAGTTCGGCCCAGCACTCGTGCGTATCGTGGGGCTTCTCGGGGTCAAAGTCCAGCTTGGTGGAGAAGGAGATGTAGTCCTCTGGCTTGCCATCCCGAAACTCCATCTTCAGTGTGTCGTATACGCCATTGTTGAAGGCAATCAGGTTCTTGTTCTCGTCCACCTTGTTCACAAACTCCTCATCAAGGAACAACTCACGGCACTCGCGCATCACATTCTCCTTGAAGCGGCTCGTCTTCAGCTTCATTCGCATTTCCGTGTACGACTTCAGCTTCTTCTCTGCACGACACCGGTCACACGTGGTCTCTTCGTGCTTGCCCACCGGACACTCGGGAATGTCCTCCATCTGGGACATGAAGACCTTGGCTTGGTCCCAGAACCGACGAGCCACATCGCTGGACAGCCTGCACTGCAGGTCAATACCCTTGTCCGTCTCCTTCCAGATGTGTGTCATGAAACGGAACCAGCTGGCCGAGCTGTACCGAGCGCACTTGTACATGTCGCGATACATGGCGAAGACCACCAAGGCCACATCGTGCTCTGTCTGAGTGGATACGCCCTCGTTGACCAAGTAATCAATATTCCTCTTCTCAATCTCCTCATACTTCTCCAAGTTGTCCAAACGGGACCAGTGGAGAAGACTCTTCTCGCTGAGACGTACGCCGTCGTTGCGGAAGTTGAACGACGTCCACTTTGCAATGGTTTCACGCTCCTTGTAGTTCCCGGGGTCCTGAGCAGAGAACTCCAGAAACGTACCCTCCAAGTCGGAATGGATGTTCTTCAGGCACTGTCCCGTGTTAATCCAGTCTTGGTAGGACTTGTACCTGAACTCGGCCAAGTTGAAGACGTGGTCGCGGAAACGGCGCAACTGGTCCTCCGTCAGCGGTGTCTGCACCGTCACGCGAGTTGGCGAAGACCCGCGAGACCCAGGGTCACCCTGACGCACTGCGGGTCGGCCGCGAGCAGGGACAGCTGCTGCACCTCCCGAGATACGCGGGGGCTCTTCCACGCGGTCATACAACTTCCCTGCCTCCGTCAGCGGAGAGGCGTCGGACGAGTGAGCGCGAACCGAGTACTTGCGAATCAAGTCGGCCGTAATCCGCGGCTCCTCGTCATCAATGCTCGTCGCACCGTCCTTCGAGCTCCAGTCCACGGTATACTTGAACCGATACGGCAGAGGCTGAACACCGTGCTCCAGGGGCTTACCAGAGCGAAGCAACGGCCACCAGGTTGTGTGGTTGAGCACTGCAGAGTCATAGACATCGCGCCACCCCTTCTTCAGTCCCAGACCCGGGAAGTGCGTCTCCATTCGGGGAAGCAGTGCGTTCTTGACTGCGTTCTCAACCCCCTTGATGGTCTTAATCATGGGCACCACGATGTGGATGCCCGACTTCGACTCATTCTTGGACGGGTAGTAGGTCGGCTCCGGCTTCTCCATCACACAGACCTCAAACACGCTGCCGTCCACCATCGTGTGGTACTTCTTGACCTCGTTCATGTAGTCCTTGACGAACGACACCACCTGCTCCTGCGTGTGGCGGTGGTCTTCCACCTTTCCCTCGTAGACAAAGTCCAAGTCAACTCGCAGAGAGCCAACGGGAGTCATCTTCTCGGTGATGGTGAGCATGCCGACGTTCTTCACGTAGTCCGCATACAGGTCATAGAAATGGCTTAAGTCATCGTCGTTGGAGATGTTGTACATCTTGCAGATGGCTCGCAGCTGGTGCGTCTCCTGCCCCGAACCCTTATCAGATTCGTGCTTCTCCAGAAACGTCCGAAGCTTAGACGGCTGCATCCTGTTTGAATAGGCCGACAAGAATCCAAGTCCGATTGGTCCATTTTTAACGCACGAATATGGGAACGTGGAATTGGTATGTGCTTAGAAATGGATAGCGTTTCTCTAGGCCAAAAGACAAGCAATGAAGTTCTGCGCCAAGTGTTCCAACTTTCTGTACGACATTGTGGAGCGGGAGGCGGAGGGTCGCAAGGGTGCATTCCTCAAGTGCCGCTCATGTCCCTATGAGGAGCCGATTGTCAAGGAGAACCCCGTGGTCTACGAGCACGACCTGAAGCAGGATACCTCCGTGCAGTACTCTATCAATCCGTATCTGAAGTACGACTCCACGCTGCCTCGCTTCACGACAATGGTGTGTCCTAACCATACCTGTCCCACGCAGGGCAAGGAGTCCGACATTGTGGGAATCAAGTTGGACCCCGTCAATGTAGTCTGGATGTATCAGTGTGCAGTGTGTGATGAGATGTGGAAGCAGAGTGCTCGGGGGGTGTAATGGCGATGGACGAACTCGCAGAGTTCGTCTATTGGATTAGTTGCGAGCGGACGCGAGCTATTAAGCGACGCGCCAAGGAGCTCAGGCGACGTGCGGCCGACCCAGTGGCGGTGGGCTGCCCGTGTTCACGGACCCTTGGACGTAGCGCATGTTTCCACCCTGTCCGCTGGTGGAGACGGTGGACGGGAGGCGGGGGTTGTTGACCCGTCCATATCCATTGTACGGGCGCACGCGACCAAGAGCCGTGGATATCAGGGTTGTCTGCATAGGCGTCACCGTCAGTGACGCTTGACTGGCCAACAACTGAGCGTTCAACGCAGACTGTGTGGCAAAGGGCTGGTCAGACGTTTGAATCGTTTTGGGCACCTTGTTGTTCGCGTATGCCAACGAGGCAGCCTTGTTTTTCACAAAGGTGGTATAGTCCGAGGCAGAGAGCGTCGGCATTTGTGACTTGCCCCGATTATTTCCCTGTGTTTTTGGAGGATGTCGCCTTGGACACGGTCGCCACGGACTTGACGGGATTCACTGTGGCCGAAATCTTTGACGCCACCACGACCGTGCTTGTGGCAGCCTTTGTTGTGACCATTGTAACTCCGGCCGACGACGACTTTGACTGGACATTCGGTGCCGACAGCGTGTTTGCATTCGCCTTGATGAACGTAGTGTACTCAGACGCAGCTCCCTTCAGTAGCGGCATTTATTGAAAACGAAAGAAGATACCTTGAAGACAAGAGAGGGTATGTCCGACCACCCTGAAGTCAAGCCTGTGTTTCGTCCCGAGGTTGTGGAGGCCCTGAAGGTCGCGCGTATCACGCAGCCGTACTTCACCAAGTATGAGTATGTGGACATGCTGGCGGCCCGGGCTCAGCAGATTGCCGACGGCGCCAAGCCCCTTGTGGGGTTGGAGGGTCTCAAGACGTCGGACCCGATGTTTCTCTGGAACGTGGCCAAGCGGGAGATTGAGCAGCGCAAGCTGCCGTTCATGGTGAGGCGGCAACTTCCAAATGGGACGTCAGAATTCTGGAGTGCTCAAGAGTTAGAGATGAATTGGTAGCCACAGCGTTGGAGTGCTCAAGAGCTAGAGCCGAGTTGGTAATGAGCAGAGCAAGAGCGCAGGCCATGGAGGCAACATAGTGGAGACTGACATGATACGGAGTTGCCTGGTTCGCGTCAGGATTCCACACCAAGTCCTTTTTGATGTAGCCGTAGTAGAACATGAAGAAGCAGTACCCGACACCGCAGGCATAGGTGAACATAGTGTAGTCGCGCTGAGACACCAGTGGCAGAATGGACGGAACCATGCTGTTCGCCGTCACAAAGTCAATCCAGAAGATTACAGGGTGCTTGGTCAGGTGGTAGGTGATGGAGACGACTGTGACGCCTGTGTGGTACCAAATACGGATTGTGTCTCCGCATTTCCACGCTGCCCATGTGGGTATCATGAGAAACAAGCTGGAGGTGGCTAGCCAGTAATTTGGCTTCATTAAACGTTTACCGCACCCGCCATTAAAATGGAGAAGGCGGACAAGGAGGAATGGACCCAATGCAGGCTGGCGTGCCACGCAGTCGCCACGGATGGGTCTGGGTCCCATGCTAATATAGAGTGAGAATGTCCATAGTGATACACCGAAAGTCCATATCCGAGGAAGGCGAAGTACGGAGATAAGGACCAAGGTAACCATTGCAGGGTTGTGCGTGTTGCTGCCAGCACGCACATGTTTGCAAAGACCATGTCCCCCAACAGGACCTCGGGATACATGGGCTTGGTTCCATGGTGAAGGATAGAGAAGACGAGGCATCCGCCTGTGATGGCGGCGGACACGTATTCTTTGGTTGCCAGATACGCCCCCGTAGGGAGCAACATGGAGAAGCTGGACAATACCAATCGTGGGTTGGGTTCCATTATTACTTGCCTGAAAGACGTTGGAGGTCTTCTTCCGAGGGCGGGAACAGCAGGGTGGCTTTAGACGCCGACGGAGCTGCATACATGGTGGGAGTCTCGTGCTTCACAGTGCCATTCGCCATGGCCACGTCAATGGAGTTCTCGGAGAAGCGCTTGATGTCGGGGTCGTATGTGGACTGGAACTGGCCTGCAGTCCCGAAGATGTAGCTGAACAGAAGGACAATGGCGACCACAAACAACAGGACGCCCCACGTACGGAGTTTCGGGACCTTGAACTTCATTACTTGTTTGACTGGAAAAAACGGAAGCCGTTGAAGTAGTAAGACAGTCAAGCATGGACTTTCCGATTCCTATTCGCTGCTACACGTGCAACCTCCCCATCGCCGGCAAGTGGCTCCGCTTTCTGGAGCTGGTCAAGGAGTACCGCCGCGAGGACGGGCGCCCCGAGGATGCCCAGATTCTGTACTTGACCAACTCCACCACTGTCACTGCAGAGGGACGAGCCATGACGGACCTTGGACTGACGCGCGAGTGCTGTCGCCGTCACTTTCTGACGCATCCGGGCGTATGAGCGGAAGTGTGTGTAATTTCTAGGTGAAGATGTAAGGATGTCTTCCTATAGCGAATACCTCAACCGCATGAAGCAGCGGCTTCCGAATATCGTGGACACCCGCCCCCATCGCGATGCGAGCCACCAGACTGAGATTGTCCGCATGCTGGCGGCTTCGGGCAACTACGAGACGGTCGTGCCCAAAACAGCCTGCACCACAGTCCTGAATGCCCCGTCCACGGCTTCAGCAGCGAACACGGTGTATGGCGGTGGACACAATGTGCAAGACGCCTCTGCTTTTTTGGCGTTCCAGGGTGGAGGCGCAATCGCGAATGGCGCAATCCGTGCCAATGCCAAGCCATCGCAAATCACGAAGGTCTGTTACACGTCGGCAGTGATACCTGAGTTACAGGACATGCTGGCGGGCACTGCTCTTGTGGGCAAGGTTGACCCGGCTGTCTACGCTATCCAGCAGGGACACAAGACCACGCCCAGGAACGGCAAGTGCTGCCTGACCTGCAAGCGGACCAGTCTCGCGCCGACGTGCACATCGTGTGCAGGCAAGTTGGACCTGCCCAACAACGGTCTCGGGTACAAAAACACTTACCAATACCCTCGCACAGTAACATAATGCTGACCGTGTACACGTACTCCATCCCAAAACCAGCAGATGTCTTTGACCTGTCCGAGACTCCGCTGGAGCAGCTGGCAGACGCAGCCACTGCAATCTTGACCCACCACAAGACAGCCGTTATTTGGTTCGGCTATCTTGAGGGGTGGATGTTGACGCCAATGGAAGAGGTACGTCTTCGCAAGGTCATTCGTGCCTTTCACTGCATTGCCGTATCCCGAGTCCCACTCTCCTTCGCAAATGCCTGGAAAATGGAAATAGATACCATTTACACAGTCTCACCACATGGACACTCCGACTCTGACGACAATGGTGGTCTTGCACACGCTGGATGTGAAGTTCAACACAACAACCCTGCTGGAGTCTTTGCCTCTGACGAGCTCGTTAATCAAGATAGAGAAGCAAGGGTCGCCGATTCGGGGCTCAAGCAAGCGGGATTTGATTAAGCGACGAAGCAAGAAGGCAGGCCCCAAGCGGACAACGGGGTTCGGACATAACTCCATCACGATGGTGGTCATGTCTGACGGAGACGGAACGCTCTTGCGAAAGGAGATTACAATCAAGGTCTTCCAGAACGGCGTGTTCCATATCACGGGCGTTCTGGACGAGAGGTATGACCGCGATGTCATGAGTATCTTGGGCGGGCATATTCGCACAACCTGCCCTGCAGCCGTCGTGGATGGAACGTGGGATACCAAGAGCAGGCGCGTGGTGTTGATGAACTACAAGACGCGATTGACGACAACTGTCAGCCTGTCGCGTGAGAAGCTGTATGCAGGACTGCGCGCAGCCGGGGTCAAGACGGATTACGAGCCTGCCGTGTACCCTGCAGTTAAGATTTACTTTCCCGAGACCAAGTGGATTGCCAAGGTCTTCCGCACCGGCAACATTATCCTGACCGGCATGACGGCTCACGAGGAGTGCATTCGCTTGGTGGCTGCGTTGAAACCGCTTATAGATTCTGTGGCTACTTCTCATAATGTCGCAACAGCCGCAGCAAGCACGTGAGTTGACCCCCGCCGAAGTCGCCGCCGGTGAGGCCCACATCACTGAAACTGAACTGAAGGCCACGGAGATTCAGGCGCTCGTCCGCAACATGGACCACTCCAAGAAGAAGTGGCGCCATCTGCGTCGCGAGGAGTTCATGGCCAAGATGGAGCAGGAGAACTCTGTTTTGTATTACAACTACCCCAGCCTGTGGCAGATGCACGCGGAGGACCGTCTGGATTCCACGTTCTTTGAGATGCTGGCCATGAAGCGAAAAGTGGAAAAGGGTGAGATTACCGCTGAGCAAGCGTCAGTTGTCGTGGGTAAGAAGTTGTATGAGAAGTTCATTCCGCAGGTGACGGAGAATGCACCGCCTGTGCCGTCCATGAGTTACGAGCAGTACTACAAGCAGTTCGGCGGTGCCTCTACCCGTACCGCGCCCGCATCTCCGAGTACGTCATCGGAACATCCTTGAACTTGGACAGTGATGCAAACTGCTGCTTCAGGGTCATGGTGTTGCTGGTCTCCCCCAGGAAGTCCTCGCGCGTAGCAGGTGTCGGAAGGTCCATCTGTTCCTCAGTGAGTGGATCGACGGCAGTGACCACGCCCGTGGCTGCACATCCCGCATCCACAAAGGACTCGAAGGTCGTGTTGCCCTCCATGCGCGCGAAGATGTCCTTGATGGTCTTGACGCTCTCCACGAGCTTGGGCAGAGGGGTATCGGGGCGCTGAGGCGGGACAGGCGTTCCAGAGAGGTCGATGGGGTCGGACATGAGCTTTCCTTGTATTTGGAAACTGTTTTCGTTTTTAAGTGTGAGCAAAAAGAAAATGACACCAATCCTTGCAGAGTTCCTCGGCACCCTGCTTCTGATTGGAACGATTTCATATGTGGGTACCCCGCTGGCCATCGGTGCAGCCCTCGCCGTTGCTGCGTACTTCCTAGGACCTATCTCGGGTGGTCACTTCAATCCTGCAGTGACGCTGTGGGCATTCTTGTCCAACAAGGTCAGCCCTAATCGCGCAATGATGCACGTGGCTGCTCAGTTCCTGGCTGCAGTGTCCATCTTCGCATTGAAGGCGGCAATGTAGTTCGCAAAGTCCTCCGACATCTCACGCGCACTGACGTGCGGGTGGAGCCACTTGGACGCCTCCAGAAGGCTGACATCGTCCTCACCCATGTGCTCAGTCAGCACCTTATCAATACGGTAGTGAACAGCCAGCGGGCTACGGTGAAGGGCATTGGCCACCTCGGTCACCGACAGGTGGTCGTGGCGGAGCATGTTCACCATGTTGCGCTCCTCCTGCTGAGTCCAGCGCTCTCCATTGTTGGAGACCTTGTTGCGAACCGAGACCTTGAGCGACTCACCGCTGAAGTCAAGGACGCGGGCGACGGGGACGGCACGGGCAACGGCATTCTTCTGAAGGCGAGTGTATGCAGGCATCTTGGTATGAGGTGGAGTTCCCTCTCGTACCAAGTTTCCGTTTTTACGGTGCCGCAGGGAGGAATTGAACCTCCGACCTACCGCTGTTTCACTGCTACAAAGCGGGTGCTCTACCACTGAGCTACGACGGCTGGGTGAAATGTAATGTGGGTGTTACACGAAATGGGATTCGAACCCATGAGCTTGCGCAGCAGGTCTTGAATCTGCCTCCTTAACCACTCGGACATTCGTGTGGGGTACGGGCTGAGTAAGCCCTTGGATTACGAGCGATGGGATTCGAACCCATGCGGTGTGAACCAGCAGATCTTAAGCCTGCCTCCTTGACCAACTCGGACACGCTCGTTAAACAGGTGTTCCATCGTGATTTAATCTTACCTTTGTCTTGTCCTCTTGTACCCCGTAGATGAACCACGCATAGTTCGGAAGCATGCCCTTGAACTGGTAGTATGTCATGACATTGTGCCATGCATCCTTGAAGGTGGTGTATCCATCGTAGACAACCCACTTTGTCTCGTCCTTTTCATCAACTTCGTGGTACGCAATCCAAAAGGACTTGAACTCTGGCATTATATACTTGGTGTTCCTTGTCTGTAGATACCGCATGCGGGGATTGAACCCGCGACTATCGGCTTGCTGACCCCGCTCGCCCATTCAGGCTCGCAGACCCCATAAAAGGCCGATGCTCTACCATCTGAGCTAATGCGATGAGGACATAAGACCGATGCTCTACCACTGAGCCAATGCGGCAGTGAAAATGTGTTTTGATACGCTCAGCGGGAATCGGACCCGCGCAAACAGATTGGAAATCTGTTAGTCTACCACTAACTTATGAGCGTGGTGGTAGAGGTACTCGGAATCGAACCGAGGTCAACGGGTCTCTTGAACAAGTCGGGCTTTGACCCCGAGACCTCTTCCGTGTAAAGGAAGCGCTCTTCCACTGAGCTACTCGTCCTATCAAAGCCCGCTGTGCTGACCACTGCACCATACCTCTGGGATTCCCGTGCCGGGAGTCGAACCCGGGCCGAGGCTGTGAAAGAGCCCTATCCTAACCGCTAGACCACACGGGAGTCGGGCCGCTGCCCACGTGTTGTAAGTAAGTTCCCTCTAAGCCTCTGCCTTCTCCCCTCGCAACTCTGTCCTGAGCTCCATGAGCATCTTGCCCATCCAATTCTGTCCCTTCCATTTTCCCTCTTGTGCAGGCTTCGTGTCTGCCGATGTCCCAATGCCCCAGTAGCTATCCCGCGCATTGGCCTCTGCCAACGTCCTGTCTTTTGTGGCCAAGAGCTTCTCCAGCATCTCGGTGTTTTTGGGGTGCGTGAACTTTGCCCGCAGCGCCTTCCGCATAACTTCATCCTTGAACCCGCGTCCGGGTGCAAGTCCGTTCCACTCCGCGCCAACAAAGTCCTTCACCTTTTTTCCAATCGCCTTGGCTGACTTGGCCTCCGTGAACTGCTTCCCCTTCGGAGGTGTCAGCATCTTTGTAGCCGCAGCCTCGTCCTTGAACAACTTTGCCTTGGACCACTGGAAGTAGTGCTCCACAGTGGGGAACGTGATGCCGTCAATCTCAAACGGCGCCACGTACATGTTGCTCAAGAACCTATACTCGGCGAGCTTCTCGTCGCCCATGAAGAAGAACACCGGCTTCTCTGCTTCCGCTTCCTCAACGGGAACTTTCACCTTGATGACCTTCTTCTTCAACTTGGGTGCCGCTGCTGCCTCTGCGTCCTTGACGGTGGGAACCTCAATGGATTCCTCTTCCTCAGGAGGCGATGGAGGCGCAGGGGTCTCGACCTTGTTGAAGATGAAGGTTCGGTGAAGGAACGAGAAGGCCTGCTGTTCCTGTGTGAGGGTAATCGCAGTCTGCTGCGAATAGTACTCCTGAAACAGCTGGGTCGACTCAAGTTCATATCCCGCTTCCTTCAGCAGTTCCACCACGCGCTCAAAGGGCACCAATGCCTCCTGCACGGGCTTCTCAAAGCTCTCGAGGTACACGCGCAGAGTCTGTCCAAACTCTGGGCGCCACGCGTCGCCGTCAGGGTAGTCCTTGGTGAACTCACCGAACACCTGACCATCGGCGCGGAAGATGTGGTTCTTCTTGCCAAGGAGAAGCGCGTACACCGCCGCTCCATCCATGCACGTACCGAAGAACCGCTTCTTACCATGTACCTTCAAGTTTTCTGTAAACGCCCTGAACGCCTCCTCCGACACGCAGGCGTAGTGGATGGCGAACTGGCAGGAGATGTCATCAAACTCCTTCACCCCCCTGAACTGCTGGAGGTACGCCGTGGGAGCAGGGTCTGTGCCCGCAAGGATACGCGTATACCGGTCGTCTGACTCGTACAGCGGCTTGGTCATGTCGCCCACCGCCAGTAGCATGGGCGGCAGCTTGTCACAGCTCGGCTTCTCAGAATCCCGCAGGTAGCGGACATAGGCACCCTGCCGACTGGAGGTCAGATTGGCCTCTGAGATGTCAAAGCCCACCACCAGCTTGGGCTTGGACCGCTTCCACTTCAGCATATCGCCCGCACGTCCCACCGCCAGCTCCAACAGGGTATCTCCGGGCTTGACGCATGCTTGGTACAGCTGCTCCTTAACCCGATTGTGGAAGGAGTACACATCCTTCAGGATGCGGTCGCGAGCGTCCAGATTGTCCCGGTAGTACAGGTCGTCCTCTGCAAGGTCGTCCACAGCCTGAGACGCGGGGTGGCGAATCATGTCCTCCGTGATGGGGACGTGAATGTTGGTCCAGATGGACTCAGCCACAGCAATGTCGTTTCCGAACTGCGGTTCGCCCAGCTCGCGGTACTGGTACGTCTTGTCGTCACGGGTCCGCAGGACGGTCCAATGCCCCGTCTCCGTATCGTAGGCACACTCCACAATCGTATTGTCCCTGATGGGATTCCCCATCTTGTCCACAGGCACGCCCTTCTCCAGCTTCAGAGAAATGATGTTCGCATCGGGCTTGCGCGGCACGGAGGGTTGGAAGGGAGACGGAGCACGGTCGCGCGTCTCAGCAATCCGCTTCAGGTCAGGCGGCATCACGGGCGGCGTGTACTCACCCGTCAGTGTCTCGCGCGGATACAGAATATCGGAGCCGCGGTTGCGAGAGACGTACAGCGTACCCTTGAACACATGGGACTTGAGAACTGTGTCGTAGCTCTCTCCCGGCTTGTAGCGAAGCAGGAAGTCAATGCTGTTCTGGTCTGCGGGCTTCCACTTGTACACACGCAGCCACGTCTTGCCACGACGGTCCTGCATCGGAGCCACGGGTGTGGACTTTGGCGTGAAGACCAGCCCGTCCGTGGGGTATCCGAACTTGGTGTCCAGCAGGGTGTTGATAGCTTGCTCCATCACGGGCCCGTCTCCTGCGAAGAACACCTTGGTCTCAATCCGCAGGGGCTTCTGGCTCGGAGCCGTGACAAAGTCGGTGCCCAGGTCCTTGACGAACTCGCGAGCACAGCCCAGACGGCTCGTGATGGTCAGGTCCTCATCCGTCAGCATCAGCGGCAGGCGAGTCGTGTTCTTGCCTCGGAAGGCGTAGACATCAAAGATGCAGAACAAATTCATGTCCGTCAGGTACTCGCCATCCAGCACATCGCCAACGTGGATGTCCTTGGTGCTGGTCAAGCCAGTCCACGAGATATCCTTGTTCGGGGTCACGCGAATGACCCGCTTGTCGGAGGCCACGACCAAGAAACAGCGGTCTCCGTCAGCCTTGGTGGTCACGGTGTAGCCCTCCAGAATAGAGTTGGGACACACCTTGCTCATGTGACGGCGGTCCATGGTCACGGGGTTGATGAAGTTGAACCCGAGGCGCTGGAACCCCATGCGGTAGTTCTCCACATCCGACTTGGTCAGCAGAAAGGGTGTGCCCTGAAAGGCCTCAAGAACGAGCGTCACATGGCGGAACAGGGAGTCCACGATGGCATTGGTCGGTGCCTTGCGGTCAAGCACCTCCAGTTCCAGCTCGTACGCGGGCTGTGCGCGCATCACCTCGTGAAGGCTACGCATGCCCCGCGTGCGGGACTTGACCAGGGAGAAGTCAAAGCGCAACAGTCCGTCCAACGTAGTCCACGAACGGCGGTGGATGATGCGGACATGGGCGGTCGGGTCCATGGGTGCGCCGGTGAAATCACGGCGCAGCTCCTCCTCGCGGCGAAGGGTGAAGCGAATACCCAGGTCAGGGAGGTCCACCAAGTCGGACTCCGACCCACGTCCCTCAAAGTAGCGGGTCTTCCGCTCAACGAGCAGTTTGGTTCCACGGAAGCTTCCAGTGGAGCAGACCTTGTAGATATTTGCAGATTGCGTGACGACCACCCGAACATTGTCGGGGTACGAGAAGACGGCGCGGTGTTCGTCGGTTGCAGAGCCAGTTGACACCGACGAGATGACTCCAGCGATGCGGTCAGCTACGCCCTTGGTCTTGATTTGGTTGGGAAGGACCTTGCATTCAAGTTCGGCCTGAGGGTCGCGAGAGACGTAGTTGGCAAGGGCCGTTACGGCCGAGCGTTGGGTCTCCATTTGCCCTTGCTAATAGGCTGGATTCTCTTTATCCATTTTTTACCATCGTCTTCCGCACTACATCGTCTGCGTCCATCCGCTTTCGCTGGTCAAGGTAAAAAGCAACCATCTTCTCCATCTCAAGCATGCAGACATCGCTCAAGACTTCAGAGGAAACCAAAACACCAGTCTGTGTCTTTGTGTAGGATTCAGTGTGATGCTTGATGACTGCAAAGACCTGGGCGTGCTCATGCGGGTCCAGGAGGTCCAGCTGGTCCCTCAGCTTTTCCTTGCGCGCTCGGTTCATTTGTAGTAGTCGCGGGCTTTCCAATGCGCTTCGTCTTCCGCGTGGTCACTGGAACTTGGTCTTGGGGAACCACCACCCTGCGCTCCACGTCCGCCGCCGCATTGGTGCCCGTGGATGCAGCCAGCAGTGGCTCCTCCGCCGCGGCCGACTTCTCTGCTTCAGCCTTTTGTGCATTGACCACCTGCTTCAGGTGCCCAAGGACCACGATAGAGTCGTCTCCCTGCTGGAACCTAGACCCCTTGACCTCAAACTCCACCTCCTGTCCCTCCGCAACGTCCTCAAACGAAGCATCACCAAGGTGGAGGTCGCGGGGCAACAGGACCTTCATTGGAGACACCTCTGCGTGGATACCAATCTTGGACCGCAGTACGACGGGGGCACGAAAGACTTGTCCCGGGTGGGGCATACAGATATCCGCCTGAAACTTGACCGAGTAGTCCAGTCCGCCGTGGATGAGATTGACACGTCCAAGTGAGTGGTCCACCACAGTGATGCTTCGGGGCTGCACAAAGCCCTCGGGAATGCAGACACCCTCGTACTTGGCTCGCAGCTGCGACATCAAGCTGACCTGAATGTTTCGCTGAATGTGCTGAGCAGGGATGTGAACCGAGCGAACCAACGCACGGCGCTCAAAGATAGGGTCCATGTGGTTACGTTGTCTTTACTTGCCCTTTTTCGTTTTTGGTTTAGCCGAGAGGATGGTTTCCATCTCTTCGGGGGTGTACCAAACCACCTTCGGGTCAGGGTCCTGCATCTGTGTGCGCAATAGCAATTCGGAGTAGATGCACCACGTCTCCTTGTTGGTCTTGGCCACGTCAGCAGGTACACCAGCGCCTGTGCGGTCCACGAACTTGGCCAAGGCAAGCACTGCATCCTTCTTGTTCTCGCCCGTGCCGCAGACAATGGGGACGTCGCGCTTCTTTCCTGCCTCGCGCACAGGAGTCTCGCCCTCCATCTTGAAACGACTCATGGTCAGTTTGCCATCCTTCATGGATGCGAATATCTTGGACTTGTTGGCCTCAAAGTGAGCCAACAGGTCGTCCGTCCACTTGGTCACTGCCGTCAGTGGCTCGCCGGGCGGCACTTCGGGTGGGTCGTACGTCTCGTGTCCGAGCACCAGGATGTCCGTTCCAGGGACAGCCAGCCGTGAACTGAACTGTGTGGTCTGTCCCGACCGCAGGTATAACACCTTCTGGGCATTGGTGATGGAGTGGTCAAATGCGTATCCATCCAGAACCGCAGCATCAAAGCGGTCCACGGGGAACGGAAACTCACGCATCTGGGACAGGTCGGGCGCATCGGTCACAGCGGGCTTCGGCGTGGCGTCCACGTCGGGCAGGGGTACATCCGACCGTTCAGTCATTTGCGTGGTGCGCTCGACCAGTGTGCCATTGGAAACACCGACGGGAGCCAAAGCATACAGGTCGCCGCGGGACTCCAATAAACTCGGACGACCAAAGGCGTCGCGGAACTTGAACCCCGTGCGAATCGCCGACTGCAAGGCAAAGGCTACGACGTCTTGCTGGTACATGGACAAGGCGGCAAACAACTGCTTCCTCTCCCAAATCTCCTTGTCCACAAACAGCTTGGACAGGCGGGTCAAGAGCTCATCACGCACGTCTGTGTAGCTGGACAGAGGGCGAACATAGTCGGGGTCAGCCACCGACGGCTTTACCTTGCAGTAGTCCCCTTCGGGGTCGTCCATGAACTGCGGTGCTACCATTCCAAAGAGCGGATACACCACCTGCTCCTTGTTCTCGGACCGCACCTGTTCAACTTCCAGCGCCTTCCACGCAGGAGGCAGGACTGCACCGAGTTGAATAGGACAGTCCATGGCTGATTCCATCATGAGTTTGCGCACATTCCCAATCTTCAGAGCCTTCTGTTCTACCTTGGTGCGGTACGTGTACTCGTCAAAGCACTCGCGCTTGGAGGTGGTGCGGCAGACGTGGAGATAGACTGTGCAGTTCTGGTGCTCAAACGGCAGCATGGCATGAGAGCACGTGCGCAGACCGCGTCCAATGACCTGCTCAATGCGGCTCATGTTCCACCACGGGTCCAGAATGTGGACTTGACGCACAAAGCGAAAGTTGACGCCTTCCGAAATCTTGGGTGTGGTCAGGATGACGCGGACGAGACTGCCGTCCATGTTCTTGCGGTCGCGGGCCAATGAGAGCAGAGAGGTAATTTGCGCAGTGGTGATTTCAGACGTCAGCATAATGTACTTCCCCTTGGTGCCCTTGCGGCCAACCAACAGTGGCTCCCCCGATGCAGGCACGTATCCGTGCTCCTCCAACGCCATGGCAAAGAGCCGAGCACCCCGCTCCACGTAGTTGGAGTACACCATGGATACACCCACACCTGCCTCAATGGACTTG